ACGGTCGTCAAATGTTTGGTCTAGGGTAGTACAGGGTAAATTCTCAATACGAGCGATTTCTTTCATTTGGGCAAGACGAAAGTCAAAGACTTCACGTCCGTGAAAGAACCACTCGCGTAGAGCACCATCGACGTTGGAAGTTGCAACTTCGAGGGCAGATTGAGTCGTAGGTTTCAAAATACTGTGCAAAGATTTAAAAATACTTTCTTCGTCCAGTTCACCTACATAATGACCCAAGTCTTCATCATACCGATCCTTTCGTTTAAGGAAATCGGCACGCTGACGTGACATAAAAGGGACAGGATCAGATTCCTTGTCGGGCATGGTAAACTTCATATCATTCGCAGCCAATAAATTGGCCATCGAACAATGGTTAAAGCGATCATACCCCACACGGACGGATCCTTTCGCATCGTCTCCATAAGTGGCAAGTGTTACCAAGTCACGAAAACGAGCAGGTCTTCCCAGACCAAGTTCTTTCCCTATACGGATCAAATCTTTTTCAGAATATTCATCAAAGAAACAGATACGATGGAGAACGGAGTTAACGATACTGTTAATGTAGACAGTAAGGTTTTGTCCAGATGGGTTAGTACCCAAAAAGCGCAGCAAGGTGCCATTATAGGCAACCAAGGGAGTGCAAACTTCATGGGCAAGAACACGCATCCTCTTTAGTTCTTGGTCAGTGTAGTTACCTGACCATTTAGCAATCTCAATCATAACAGAGAAAGCTGATAGGGTAAGTTGAGCAGGCATGCGAAGGTCATATTTAGAATAATCACCAGCAATGATGCGGTCCTCACCAAAGTGAGCCATGTGACGGGAAAGTTCATCCCATTGAGGCCCATGTGCATTTATACCCACAGCACATTCAGAAATAAGAGGGTTAAGAGACAAAAAGCGAGCAGGAGGAAGGAAGTACATCCTAAGTGCATATTGTAAAGCTAAGGGTGCGGCCTGATAGACACGCACTTTTTCTTTTGTCGTTTTAGTGGGCTCATCCTTAAGATTAGCTCCGAAGATAAGATTCAAACTTTCATCTGCATCGGCACAGGTTAGTACACGAGCAATTTCAGCTTGGATCTCCGGAGTAAAATCCCGAGGACAAGAATGATCAGCAGTAGGTTCCAAATCTACCATATGTTTGGATTTAGGCCCGCCGATCGGGTAGCCTATAGATGTCTTAGTGATCATAGCATCAATAAAGCGCTTACCATCTATACCAGAAATGGTTTCTTGGTGGTTGAGGGGGCGCAATTCTGGACCATAATCAATAGCA